AGTCGCGCAAAATCAGTCATGCGGCTCCCCTTCCGTTTTCGGTTTCTGTTGATGCCGCGCGCAAGGCGTCGTTCAGATCCTTGCCGCCCCAGCGGTTTTGAAAGACCCGCACTGTGCGACCGGCCGCCTGGTGGCTGGCGATCGCGCGGTCCAGTTCGTCGCGCGCGGTCTTGTTGTCGTCCAGATCCGCGATCAGCGTGACGTTGCTGACGGCTTCAGGCAGCACGACATGGCCAAGGTTGCTAAGCGATATGGCTGCCAGCACCCGCGCCTCGGGCTTCAGGACAACGGCTGACAGCGCGTCCTCGATGCCTTCAGCAATGAATACATGCGCACCGGGCTTTACATCACGCAGGCTGCCCGGCTTGCCGCCGCGCGGGCCGATGCCCTTCCAGATGTGGATGCTGCTGGTCCAGTAATCGCCCAGGACCTTCTTGGCCTTTGGCACCGGTGCCTTGTCCCAGGTTGTTAGTTGACACAGATTATTACAGTATCCCGAATTACCCCGTCCAAAGCCGAACTAATCCGAATACTCATTGAAAATAAAAAGAAAAATAACAAATCCGGCCTGTGTCACGAGCGCGACCGGGTGTCATGCAGTGACCGGCAAAATCAAGGCCATTGCGCATCTCAGCGCCTACTGCAAGCTCTGGTGGCGAAGTTCTTAGACTGCGCTTAAACGCCTATTTTACAGGGGTTTCAGGGGGCGGTGAGCACGAAATGGCGGCGTCGGTGAATTTCCGAACATGGAACTCCGCTACCATGTTGCGTTCTCAAATACCATGTTACGGATGAAGCCAATAAAATAAGGGCTTTCCGCCGAGTGCTTCCTCCAATCGTCGCCCACATAACATGGAACAGATTTTGTTATTCGATGAAACCGAAGTGGCGCGCTGTGCGTTCAATCGAGCGGCAGTGTGCTGTCTTGCTGCTTTCGCTCATGTCTGCTTGCATGAAGGTTGATCCTTCAGTCATCATTGTCAGCGAACCGGAGAACCCCATGTCTGCTGGATCTGTGTTTTCATCTATCCATTGTCCGATAGCGTCCTGATCGTAGGATAGCTGGCAGAAGTCTTCGGCGGCCAAAATTGTGCCAAGTTGCTGCGCCTTCTGCATGCTATCCATCGATTGTGCTGGAGCTATTGCCGGAGCCAAAAGAAGTGTAAAAACGGCAAAGTTCTTGACCATAAAAGTCTCCTGAAATGTTAGTCCCACGTATGCCCAGACCAGAGTACTTCCCCGATGATATTGTCTAGGACATTCTGCATCTCTTGGCCGGAGCGTTCTTCATCCTCAAATTCACTGCTGTGATTGTCGCTCTGAATTACCAGTCCAGCATTGCCAAACAAACGCAAACGCTTAACCCGTGCGCCGTCATCACCGTCGACGAATGCATATATCTTTCCGCTTTGAACGGTAAAACGGTTTCGATCAACCAAGACAAGGTCACCATCGAATAGTGTTGGCTGCATGCTCTCGCCCCTGACACTAAGTAGGGCCGCCATGCCCGGCTCAACATTCATCCTTTTGAGCCAGGCTTTGCTAAATGCAAGATGCTCGACAGGTGTGTTGTTGTCATTAAGGGCACCGTCCCCCGCAGCAAGGAACACATCATACCGAGGAATGGGGTCGAAATCCTGCCCGACGACTTTGTGGTGCAACTCTGTCAATCTTGCAGCCGTCCTAACAGGAGACCCAGGGTCAAGAAGCTCACCGAGCTGATCTTCTGCGACATCAAGCGCCCCCTGATGAGCCTTCTTTGGCGCGATGTAAAGCTCGAGACCTAGTGCATCACAAACCTCACGAGCGGTCGAAAGCTGAGGTCCGCTCTCGGAGTCCGCGCGCAAAATATTTCTAATGGTATCGGGCTTCAAGCCCGCCGATCGCTCGACGGTTCCAACCTTTTGGCCCAGCTCTTCCAATCGCTTTGAAACGACCTCGGAGAATTTTGAAAAATCAGTGCTCACGATTCGGTAGATTTACCGGAAAATTTAACTCTTGCATACCGGTAAAGTTACCGTTTATAAATCCGGTAACTTTACCGGAGGCGGCATGAGTATCGAGCACATCATAAAGCTGGCACAAGACTACAGCGCCCATAAGAAGCTGACGCTGGCGACAGTGTCCACTTACGCAGCAAATGATGGAAAGCTGTTCAAACGCTTTGAGGAAGGCGCAGGCTGCACAATCAAGCGGGCGGACACCTTGATCGGATGGTTCTCTGAAAACTGGCCGGATAACGAACTCGATTGGCCACACGATATCCCACGCCCCACATCCAGAAAGGATGCAGCGTGATGATTGGCATACCAGTCCAGCTTGTCGAGATGGCCCGCGAAGCAACGCGCGGCATGAGCGATGACGAGAAGATCGCGTTCGCCGTTGAGGTCTGTCACGGCGTTACCGAGCCATTGAGCGGCCCTGCGCTGACAGTGGCTTCTAATCGGATTGGCCAGCATGGTCACATGCTTTGCCGCGCTGCCTTTGAAGAGGAGTGCGGATGATGAAGCACCTGCCCGATACCGAATTCACAGCTCCACTCACGGAGATCCCGCCCAAGGTTGGTCACGCGCCCGAAGGTGGGAACGGCCCCGGCCTGCGTTTGCCTGTAGCGCAGTGCTGGGGCCACCTTAAACGCGTGGCACGCTGGCTCGACGACAGTTGGGTCGGTGATCTCATTGGGGCCATCTGCCTGTTTGGCATCTTCTATCTGCTTCTGCTGTTTGGCTGGGCGCTGTCCTGATGCATCACGCCCGCCTGCATACCTCCCCACGCCTGCGCCGAACCCTGAAGGTTCTGCAGGAGGCTCAGGGCGAAATGACAACCTACGAGTTGTCGCGTGCGGCGGACATTTGCGCAGTCAATTCGGTCATTGCCGAGCTGCGCGAAAACGGAGCCGAGATCACCTGCCGACAGGTGGTCAAAGATGGTCAGCGGCGATTTTACTACCGGCTGATGAAAAGCCCGAAAGGATACTAAAGCGTGACGAAAATCTCTGAACCGAAGATACAGCGATTGCCCCTTTCCGATATCGAAGTGGACGCCGAGAACCGGCTTCGCCCCGTCTCTGAGGCGGGGGTGCAAAGCCTTATCGCCTCAATCGAAGAGTTGGGCGTGATCAAGGATGCGGTCCATGTGCGCAAGAAGCGGCGCGCGTCTGGCGAGACCTTGGTCCTGATGGCGGGTGGGCACCGTCTGGAGGCTGCCAAGCGGCTCGGCTGGGAGACCATTCCGGCGCGTGTTTGGGCTGATGTGACTGACGACTTCGCCCGGCTGATGGAGATCGACGATAACCTGTCCGGTGCCGACCTGAGTAATCTTGAACTCAGTGTATTTCTCGCCGAGCGTAAGCGCGTGTATGAGCGCCTGCACCCTGAAACGAAGGCGGGTGTTGCTGGTGCTCGTGCCAAGCATGGCACTGCAACGGAAATAATTTCCTTTGCAGACAGCGTGGCCGAAAAGCGCGAACTAAGCGCGCGACACATTCGGAATTTCATCCAGATCGGCAACGCGCTCAGCCCGCGCGAAGTGGCTGAGCTTGCCGATGCCAAGGAACCTCTGAAGCTCAAAGACCTGATGGCCCTGGCAAAGATCGGAGAGCCGATCGTTCGCTCGGATATCGTCGGTCGGCTTTCGAGCGGCGAGGTTAAATCGGTCGCGGATGCCCTTGGCAAAATGCAGCCGGGCAAACCTAATGCAAAGGATCCCGATGTCGTTGCCTTCCAGAAGCTGAAGGCTGCCTGGGAACGGGCACCTATGAAGATGAAGCGCCGCTTTGTAGCCGACGAGAGCGCCGAGTTGTTAAGCCTCCTCAAAGACCTGGATGGAGAGCTGTAATGTTGACCGCGCTGCGCCCAGAGAAGGTTTGGTGGACTGCCGCCGAGGTCGCCGAGGCGCGGCTGCCTGATGTACCTGCTACGCGAAAAGGTGTTGAGCTTCTGGCGAAGCGTTTTGAATGGCGTAGCCATCCGGAGTGGTCGCGACAACGCTCTGGTAAGGGTGGTGGCTGGGAATACAACTGGCAGCTTTTCCCGATTGCGGCGCGGCGCAAGCTTTTGAAAGAAGCGAAGCTCCCCGATCAAGAATGGCGGGATGCCTCCCCTGACTTGGCCGATCTGCAAGCCTACTATGAGAGCCTGCCAGAAGGCGTGAAAGCCAAAGCACAATACCGCAAAAAGGTGCTGTGTGAGGTTCTGACACATGAGCGCTCTGGCCTGACCCGATTTTTCGCAGTCGGCCAGGTGGCGCTCATGCACGACATCGGCGATCGCACGATCTGGAACTGGTTCAAACTAGTCAGGGGTTATCCCGAAGCTGACTGGCTGTATCTCCTCGCGCCGCGCAACAAGGCGGGTGCGCGCAAAGAGCCAAAAGCGCAATGTAGCCCAGAGTTTATGGACCATTTAAAGGGCCTGTTTTTGCAGCTTGAAGGCCCGACTTTCGCCCAGGCTTATCGGGATGCAAAGAAGATTGCCCGCAATAACGGCTGGGCTATTCTGTGCGACCGCACCGCACGCCGTCGCCTGAATGAGCAGGTGCCGCGCGTCGTCCAGGTTTATGCTCGCGAGGGCATCGCCGGGCTTGAGCGCTGCTTCCCGCCAATGATCCGCTCCAAGCTCGACATGCATGCGATGGAGCATGTGAATGCCGACTGTCACAAGTTCGATGTCTTCACCGAATGGGAGGACGGCTATATCGATCGCTGCCAGATCGTTGCCTTCCAGGACATCTATTCTGGCAAGGTTCTGAGCTGGCGCATTGACCACACGCCCAATGAGGCGGCGGTGATGTCGGCCTTCGGCGAGATGGTTGAGACCTGGGGCATCCCCGAACATTGCACCTTCGACAACGGCCGCGAGTTCGCCGCCAAGTGGCTGAGCGGGGGCGTGAAGACCCGCTATCGCGGCAAGGTGCGCGACGACGATCCGATGGGCGTGCTGCCGCTGCTGGGCATTCAAATCCACTGGGCCACGCCTGGTCATGGTCAGGCCAAGCCGGTCGAACGGACCTTCCGCGACTTTGCCAGCGACATCGCCAAAGACATCCGCTTTGCCGGTGCCTATGTAGGCAACCACATCGATGCTAAGCCGGAGAACTACAAATCCCGCGCCATCCCGATCAAGGACTTCATCCGGGTGGTGGACGAGCGCATCAAGGAACACAACGCCCGCGTCGGACGTATGTCCGAAACTGCCAACGGCCGCAGTTTTGATATCACCTTTGCCGAGAGCTATGAGCGCTCGGCCATCCGCCGGGCCACCGATGAGCAGAAGCGCCTCTGGCTGATGGGTCAGAAGACGTTGACCATGCAGAAGAACCACGGCCGCATTCACGCTTTTGGCAATTACTTCTGGTCGGACTGGATGTCGGAATATGCGGGCAAGCGTGTGATCGTTCGCTTCGACATCGAGGATCTTCAATCGGGCGTCTATATCTACGAGCTGACCGGCGAGTTCATGGGCTTTGCGCCATGCCAGCTTGCCAAGGGCTTCCGCGATCTCACGGCCGCGAAAGAGAATGCCCGCGCCAAGGCTCAATTCCGCAGGGCGCATCGTAAGCTGCTGAAGGCCGAGCGCCGTCTCAGTCAGAAAGAGATCGCCGCGCAGCTCGATGCAATCCCGGCCCCTGATCCGGTCGTTCCAGAGAACAAGATCGTGGCCATGCCCAAGGGAGATGCCCGGCCGGTCGCCGCCCGCGTGGCGCGCCCCGAATACCAGGACAAGATGACGGCCGAACAGGAAGCCGAAGTCATCGCCTTCCAGGAGCAGTTCTATGCAGAGCAGGAACGCAAGAAGGCCAAGGCAAAAGAAGAAGAGCCGATCGACCGCTACCGCCGCGCTGTGACGCTCGAGCAGGAGCTGTCAGCCGGGAAGGACATCGGCGCAAGCGCGGCCAACTGGCTGCGCGGCTACCAGACAACCTCGGAGTATTTCGCGCACCGCGACATGCACCGGGACGTTGGAGATCACTTCGTGTGGTTTGAGTGAGATGCCGCCGCGCGGGGTGCCACCCGCGCGAACGGCGATGAAACGGGCGGTGATGCCCAGAGACAGGAGGAAAGATGTCAGAGACGAACCAACTTTACAACAGCGTTGCGCCGCTCAGGAATGTGACCGCCTTGGTCACCCTGATCCACCGCGTCAACGAGCGCGCCTTGGGGCTGCCCGGCATGGCCACGTTTTACGGCTATTCGGGATACGGCAAAACCACGGCAGCGGTCTACGCGGCGAACAAGTTCAACGCGCTTCAGGTCCAGGTCAAAGAGAGCTGGACGGGTAAGAAGCTGTGCCAGGCAATCCTTGGCGAGATGAGCTTGCAGCCCGCCAAGACGATTGCCGACATGGTCGATCAGATTGCCCAGGAGCTGATGTTCTCAGAAAAGGTGCTGATCGTCGATGACGCGCAATACCTGGTCAAGCGGAGCATCATCGGGATCCTGCGCGACATCTACGAGAGCAGCGGGAACACGATCATCCTAATCGGCGAAGAGAACCTGCCACAGGATCTGCAACGCTGGGAGAACATCCACGGCCGCATGTTGGACTGGGTGCCCGCCTTGCCAGCGTGCATGGCAGACCTCGACCATCTGGCGGGGCTGTATTGCGCGGACGTGGCGCTTGATCCGGCTTTCAAGGATCACCTGCTCAAAGCCTCGCAGCATTCCATTCGTCGCGTCTGTGTGAACCTCGGCCGCGTTGCTGAGTTCGCCCGGACGCGGGGTGTGGAGCATGTGGACCTTTCGACATGGGGTGACCAGGCATTCTTCGCCTGCGCGGCCCCCAAGCCTCGGAGGGAGTTGGCATGAGCGATCAAGCACAAATCTCCTGCGCCCAGCATTGGTATCTGCCGATCGCAAATGAGGCTGGGTGTCTTTCCCTATTCGAACTGAGTGACGGCAGCTTTGCGCTGACCCTCGAAAGCACGGTCCAAAACGAAACCGGCGTCATCGTGTCGGCTGATCTGGCCGCGTTGATCAAGGACGAGCTTGTCCAGACGGAAGCTCAGCCAATGGAGGTGAACCCCCAATGACCCGCAAACCTATCGACCAGTTGAACAATGAACCGAAGCCGCAGGGCATGGATGGTGTCTGGGCTGAAATCCGCCGCCTGAACATTTTCACCAAGCGTGAAATCCACGACAACACCGACATCCATAACAAGACAATCACGGACTACGTGAAGCGCCTCATGGCGGGCGGCTACATCGAGGAACACGCCTCCTTCGACGAGACCGGGCGCTATGTCCTGGTGCGCGATGCCGGAATTCATCCGCCGCGCATCCGTCCCAATGGCCAGCCCGTCACCCAGGGAAAAGGCACCGAAAATATGTGGCGCTCCATGCGGATGCTCGGGCAGTTTACTCCGCGCGACATCATGGTGCATTCAACCACTGACACCGTGTCTGTCACTGAGGCCACGGCCAAGAGCTATTGCTCGATGCTGCTCAAGGCCCAGTATCTGCGCGTTGTCCAGAAGGCCGTGCCCGGCAAGCGGCAGGCCACCTATAAGTTCGTGCGCAATACCGGCCCGCTGCCTCCGCAAATCCAACGCGTCAAACAGGTCTTTGACCCGAACCTCCGCGAAGTCACTTACTACCCCGGAGCGGTCCAATGAGCGCGCCCTTGGAAACCGTGACGGAAAGCTGGGGCGCGGATGCCCCTGACTGGGTGATCCGCCTGGCTGAAGAATGCGCCGCCAGCTCACAGCGCCAGGTGGCCGGGCGTCTCGATCGTTCGGGCGCGTTGGTCAACCAGGTGCTGAAGAACAAATACAACGGCGATCTGGCCGCTGTCGAAGACTGCGTGCGCGGCGTGTTCATGAACGGCACGATCGAGTGCCCCGCGCTTGGATCAATCCCCTCAAACGAATGTCACGACTGGCGCAAGAAATCCCGCCAGTTCGGCAACGCCAATATGCTGCGCGTTCGCATGTTTCGCGCCTGCAACCACTGTCCCCGAAATACGAAGGAGAGCCAATCATGAGCGAGTTCAGCCAAGCCGCAATTCCTGACGGCAAACACGAGATTAACGGCAATGTTTACATGGGCGATGGCAAGGGCGGCTACCAGCCGGTCGAGACCATCAAGCCCCAGCATCTGATCGAGGACGAGACCGTTCGGAAGATCCTCGGATACGGCATTGCGCTGTCCGATCAGATGGCCCGGTTCAAAGAGCATACCTTTGACGACATCGGCAGCCATGAAGCCATTCTCGAGCAAGAGTTCAACACCAAGGTCGGTGGAGCCAAAGGCAACAAGACACTTCAGACCGTCGACGGATTGTTCAAGGTCCAGGTGCAGGTCTCAGACTACATCGCCTTCGGCCCAGAACTTCAGATCGCAAAGGCGCTCTTTGACGAATGCTTGAACGAATGGGCGGCAGATGCGCGGGCCGAGCTGCGTGCGCTGGTCACCAATGCGTTTCAGACAGACAAGACCGGCAACATCAACCGTTCCCGCATCTTCATGCTGCTCCGCCAGGACAGCGAGGATCCGCGCTGGCAGGAAGGTCAACGCGCGATCCGCGAGGCCATGCGCGTCGTCGGCTCCAAGACCTATGTGCGCTGCTATCAGCGCGCCAGTCACGACGCCCGCTGGGAGCCAGTCGTCCTCGACATGGCGGCGGTGTGAGGCAAGCGACATGTATTTCCCAAAATCAAAACCTGAGGCGCGCGCCCTCAGCAACCGCAAGCTCCGAAGCATTGAAAACCGCGCCCACAAGTTGCTGCTCGAAGTCGCGGCCTATTGGGACGAAGGCCAAGTCACCGGTCAGATTGATCTGACCCTTGAAAACTTGAACCGTGACCTGACCGCGATCCGCGAATGCATGGATGAAGAAATCCGTGCGCATGAAGAAGACGCAGAGCTTTGACCAAGGTTTCACCAGAAAAATGAAAATCACTCGCCAGCATATCACAGCCCTCACCGATCGCAGCCCGATCAATGCCTATTCGGAGTTGATCGGACGCGATGATCTTGAGCTGATCGTCGCCGAGCTGACGGATGCGCTGCAACCTTGTGGTGAACCTGTTGCCCAGGCAGAGGCCAAGCGGCTCGCTGCGTGCTACCCGACCTTCCGGCCGACGCCGGAATGGCTGGCCCTGATCGAGGACGCTCTGAAGGATGCGCCCTGTGATCTGATCCGCAAAGCCTGCCAGTCGCTGGCAGAGACCGCGAAGTTCCCGCCGAACAAGGCGCAGGTCAAAGAGGCCGTGCTGGAGCTGACCGATAAACGCCGCGCCGTCCGTCTCCGCGCCAAACGGATGCTTAGCGAACATGATCGACGCGCATCTGCGGAAGCAGAAGAAACAGCGCACCGCGAAGCCCGAGAGGAATTCCGCAAGAAGCTTGCCGGGCGCACACCTCTCCAAATGATCCAGGACGAGCAAGACGACCAATCTGGGAGTGCCGAGTAATGGTTGCTTATAGCTTTCAACGCCAATTTATCGAACCTATCCGCTTGGGAATACGGGACCCGAAGGCTGCTGGAGCCAAGCTCCAAACCATTCGTGCGCACCGCAAGCGTCATGCCCGTGCTGGCGAAATGCTCCAACTGTATAGCGGCATGCGCACCAAGAACTGCATGAAGATCGTGCCGGATCAGCTTTGTGAGGACGTTTTCAATATCCGTTTCGAAGTGGCCAAGTCAGGCATCAAGGATATCTACTTCGGCCTTTCGGAACCGCGCTTTGAGCTACCCAAGGTCAATGAATTCGCGCAGGAAGATGGCTTTTTTGATGCGGACGCAATGCGTGACTTTTGGTTATCAAGCCACGGTGAGGGACTGTTTGAGGGCGTCCTCGTCAAGTGGTTTCCAGAAGCGGTGCAGCTCCAATGACCGCCCGATCGCTCCAGCAACAGATCCACATCGCTTGCCGTGATCTTGGCCTTGATGCCGATGCGCGCCATGACATCCAGATTGCGGCCTGCGGCAAAGCCTCGATGCGCGACATGTCCGAGGCCGACCTGCAACTCGTGGTCAATCACCTTAAAGATCGCGGCTGGAAAGGCGGGTTTAAACAGGGTGCTAAACGGCGTGGTCACAAGGCCGCTCCACGCGGCGATCTGCGCCTTGTCCATGTGCTTTGGCGCAAGCTTGGCGAGGCCGGTGCCCTGCGCGAACCCGGCCGCGCTGGTCTCAACAAATTCATTCGCACCCGCTTTGAAGGGACGTGGAAGTCTGTCCCGATCGATGTGGACACCCTGCGCGACCATGGCCAGATCAGCCAGATCATCAACGCGCTGAAAGATTGGTGCGCCCGTGAAGGCGTGGAGCTGAAGCGGTGAAAAAGCCCGTTGTCCATATCACGGATCATGCCCTGGTGCGGTATCTCGAGCGCGTTCTGCTGGTCGATGTCGAGAGCCTGCGCCGCCGGATCGGCCGCGAGATCGATGCAAGGTTGATCGAAGAGCTGCCGGGTCCATGCGGTGTGACCGTGAATGGCGTCACCTACAAGCTTCAGGGCAAGGCCGTCACCACATGTGTGCCGGTCAAGAAGCGCACCCGCCGGGGGCAGCGGCGGCGCAAATGAACAAGAGCTTCAAGCCATATCTGCCGGGTGTGCTGGCCATAATCGCCGAGGAGATCGGCGAGGAGGTGGCCGTGCGACTGGCTGAGGCGAGAGGCGGACGGGCCATCTATGTGCCCAAAACACCCAAGGCCGATGCCGAGCTGTCGCAGATCGTTGGTCGTGAAGCTGCCCAGCAACTATCCAAGCTGCTCGGGCACGGCACGCTCATGGTGCCCTGTGGCAATATCGGCGGTGCCGGTGGACGCCGCGCCCGCATCGAGGCGCTCTGGCGTCAGGGCCTCAGCCAGGCGCAGATTGCCGCCGAGGTTGACGTGCATACCAGAACTGTGGAACGTGTTGTCGCATCACTGCGCGATGACAGTGAACCCAAACTCCCCTTTTAACGCCAAAGACGTGTAACCCCGACAACTGTCGGGGCGTATCCGTCGCGGGGCATGACTTAGGTTTTCGGACAAAACCCGGAGACAATCATGCGACCCATTTCCAAGATCATCATCCATTGCGCCGCGACCCATCCGGGTCAGGATGTCGGCGTCAAAGAAATCCGCCAGTGGCACAAGGCACGCGGCTGGTCCGACATTGGCTATCACGCCGTGATCCGCCGCAGCGGCGTGATCGAGTTCGGGCGACCGGCAACGCGCGTCGGCGCGCATGTACGCGGCCACAACACCGGCTCCCTGGGCATCTGCCTGATGGGTGGTCATGGCAGCTCTGCGGACGACCAGTTCGACGAGCATTTCACCGAAGCCCAGAAGGTCATGCTGGTCGGCATGTTGCACGGCCTGAAGCTGGCGCTGCCTCACGCCACGATCCACGGCCATAATGAGTTCGCCGCCAAAGCCTGTCCCGGCTTCCGGGTTTCGAGCTGGCTTGAGGAGGTCGGGCTATGAGCAAGGGGAACAAGATCAAGGATATCCTGGCGACGGTTGCCCCCACTGTGGCAACAGCTCTGGGCGGGCCTTTGGCCGGTGTGGCAACGCGGGCCATCGCAGGAAAGATACTCGGCCGTGACGACGCCAGTGTCGAAGAGGTCGAGGCAGCGGTTGCCGCCGCCAGTGGCACTGATCTCGTCAAGCTGAAGGAGCTTGAATACGAGTTCAAAGCGCAGCTCAAAGATGCCGATATCCAGCTCGAGCGCATCTCCGCTGACGACCGAGCCAGCGCGCGGGATCGGCAGGCGCGTATGAAGGACTGGACGCCTTCGGTTCTTGGCCTGGCCATCATCATCGGTTTCTTCGGGGTGCTTGCCTACATCTTCCGTTTTGGCCTTCCCGATCAGGGCAGTGAGGTTCTGCTCATCATGGTCGGTGCGCTTGGCACCATGACCAGCCAGGTCGGCAATTTCTTTTTTGGCTCGTCTGCCGGGTCCAAATCCAAGGACGCGATTATTTCAGAGCTGAAAAGGGGCTGATAAGTGAATTTCGATATTGATACAGGCATTAAGCTTGCCAGCTTTGCATTGTCTATTGCGGCAATGGTCTACGCATTCTTCGTCAATCGGCGAAAGGATGTTGATGAACGGTTCCGCGATGGTTCCAAACGAATGGACCGGCACGAGAACCGGATCGCCGCGATCGAGCAAACCGTCCAAACCATGCCCGGCAAGGACGACATGCACTCCCTTCAGCTCGAGCTGGTCAAGCAGACCGGCTCTCTCAACGAAATGCGCGCGGTGATGGAAGGCAACGCCAAGATCATGGCGCGCCTCGAGGCCATTGTGAGCCGCCACGAAGATCACCTACTCGAGGGAGGCAAAGGTAAATGAACGACTATGTGAGCACCCTTTCCAAGCATCGCCGCCTGACGATCCTGAAGTTCCTCTCAGACAGCCCGGAATACACGTCGAATGCCTCGATCCTGGTCGAGGTCTGCAACAACTTCGGCGTCACCTCCACCCGCGACCAGGTGGCCGGTGAAGTAGCCTGGCTGAAAGAGCAAGGCATGGCGACCTTCGAGGATCATGGCGACTTCATCGTCGTGACCGCCACCACGCGCGGTGTCGAGATTGCCCAGGGCAAAGCCCGCCATGACGGAGTGCAGCGTCCTCGGCCGGAGGCGTGACATGCCGCCTCCCAAGAAAATTGCACGTCTCCCCGCAGAGCATCGGTCTTGGTTAGCGCACGAGATACGGAAGCGAGCGTTCTCGGGCTATGAAGAGATCGCAGCCGAACTGAATGTGCGTCTGGCAGATCAAGGCTTGGACCTACACATCGGCAAATCGGCCATTCACCTCTTTGGGCAAGAACTGCGCGATGGCGGTGAAGCGGTAAATCATCCGCAGCACTACACGTCTCATCCCTCCGGGATCGAGTGCATCGAAGTGGTGCGCCATATGGGTTTCAACCTTGGCAACGCGATCAAATACATCTGGCGCGCTGACCTGAAGGGCAACGCGATCGAGGATCTCGAAAAGGCGCGCTTCTACATCGAAGATGAAATCCGCCGTCGCAAAGGAGCCGATGATGCCGCCGCGTCGCAAGATTGATTTGCTGCCGAAAGAATTTCGGCAATGGCTTCAGGATGAACTGAAGGACCGAGGGTTCTCAGGCTACGACGAGCTGACAGAAGCATTGAACTTTCGTCTTGCCGACGAGGGTCTTGAGTTGCGGATCGGCAAGACGGCCGTTCACGCCTATGGGCAGGAGTTCCAGCAATATGCTGCGATGCAGGAGCAGGCACAGGACGAAATCCGTGCCTTCCTGGAAGAGGCAAGCCTGAAGGAAGAGGTTGATGTGACTTCGGCCCTCTTCCAGCAGCTCACCACGATCCAGTGGCGCTTGCAGATGATGCTGGCCAATCCTGATCAGCTTCCTGACCCGCGCGGCATGAAAGACCTGACCACCGCACTTAACAACCTGATCCGATCGACCAGCCTGCGCGACGGCATCCTGAAAGCTGAGCGCGCCGCGCAATCTGATCGTCTCGACCAGGCTGTTGCTTCTGGCGAAATCGACCGAGCGGCGGCTGAGAAGGCCCGCGAGATCATGGGGTTTGGATGATGTCCGATGACGACGAGAGCTTGTGGGGAGAGCGCCACGGTTACGAGGTCCATGTTGACAATGCGATCGGCCACCTTTGGGTGATCCATGACGGCAAGATCACCTGGGACCAGCTTCAGGCCATTAAGAATGAGGTCTGGGGTTTTGATGCCCGCGCGATCGAAGTCTATCCCGCCGAGGGCGATGTGGTGAATTCACTGCACTGCCGTCACCTCTGGCGGCTTGGCCCTACCGACTTCGCACCCGATCTGCTCGGCAATGATCCGGCGCAGGACAGTCTTGCCGCGCGTTACATGAGCGCCTGGGCTGAAGCACGCGAGGCCGGAGCATGAGTTTATTGAAGCGCATCGCCAAGAAGATCGCACGACGCTTTAGATGGAAGGGCGTTGTTCGATCACGAATTGATCGCCCCGGCCGCAACTTCCAGCCAGTTACGGCTGTTGATTTGTGGCAGAGAACCTATCGTTTCAAAGAAACATCTGCCGCCCGCGCAGGAACAAAACGGCGCATTGAACGCGAGCGGAAGCAGCGAAAGGCGCGCGCATGAAGCCAGTCATCCAGTTCTATCCCTACCAGCAACGCTGGCTGAAGGATGATAGCCGCTTCAAGATCGGCATGTTCTCTCGTCAGACAGGCAAAACCTTCACCACTTGCGGCGAGCTGGTGGATGATTGCATCCAGGGCGAGATTGACGGACGCAAAGCCCGCTGGGTGATCCTCAGCCGTGGGGAACGGCAAGCGGCCGAGGCGATGGAGGAGGCGATCAAGCCGATCACCAAGGCGTTTTACGGGGCCTATAACACCCTGTTGAAAGGTGGCGAACCGGAATACCACGAGAGCGAATTCCGCGCACCCCAAGCCAAAGGGGCGGACGCCGTATATAAGGCGCTCGAGGTCAAGTTCCCAGGCGGCAGCCGGGTGACGGCGCTGCCCGCGAACCCTGACACCGCGCGTGGGTTTTCTGCCAATGTGGTCCTGGACGAGTTCGCCTTCCACCAGAACAGCCGTGCGATCTGGTCGGCGCTCTTTCCGGTGATCTCGAAGGGCAATCAGAAGCTGCGTGTGATCTCGACCCCCAATGGCAAGGGCAACAAGTTCTACGAGTTGATGACGGGCGAGGATGACATCTGGTCCCGCCATCACGTCGATATCTATGAGGCCGTGGCCCAGGGCTGCCCCCGCGACATCGATGCGCTGCGCGCTGGTATGGCTGATGAGGATGCCTGGGCGCAGGAGTATGAGCTGAAATGGCTCGACGCGGCCAGCGCCTGGTTGGACTACGATTTGATCTCATCTTGCGAGGATACTCACGCAGGCCAGCCGTCTCAGTATCGGGGTGGTATGTGCTTTGTCGGCGTGGACATCGCGGCCCGCAACGACCTCTTTGTCATATGGGTGCTTGAGCTGGTCGACGGCCAGCTCGTCACCCGTGAGATCATCGCTGAAAAGCGGATCACCTTTGCTCGCCAGGACGAGCTGCTCGATGATGTGTTCCGGCGCTACCGCGTGGTGCGTCTGCGCATGGATCAAACCGGCATGGGCGAAAAGCCGGTCGAGGATGCCAAGCGGCGTCATGGCGAAGACCGAGTTGAAGGTGTGATCTTCAGCTCGGCCGCAAAGCTCGATATGGCGACCTCGTTCAAAGAGGCGTTTCAGGATCGGCGCGTCTTGGTCCCGGCCGGGGATCCCAAGCTGCGCGCGGATCTTCACTCTATCAAATCCGTGGCGGGGCCGACCGGCATCCGTCGCCTGGTCTCCGATGGCGAGACCGATGGCCACGCTGACCGTTTCTGGGCTGGTGCCTTGGCCGTCTCCAGCGCCGAGACCGAGTATCAACCTTATGCTTACCGCCCCGTCCCACCTGGTGGAGGCAAAGATGTTCGTCGCCCCATTAAGCAGACGGCCGGGTTCCGGACACAGAAAGGAGTGTGGTGATGGCCTACCAACTCGTGGACCAATTTGAGCGCCCGGTGCGCAAGCAACTTCTGACCGAGCGTATTGCCGAGCCTGGCATCACGTCCGTCCGCACTGCCTGGGCGCATTCTGTCGCCTCCGGTCTGACCCCGTCGCGCCTGTCGTCCATTCTGGCAGCGGCCGCAGAGGGCAGCCTTTATGACTACCTGGTGCTGGCCGAGGAGATGGAAGAGCGCGATGCCCACTATGCTTCCGTGCTGGGTGTGCGTAAGCGCGCGGTCTCTGGGGTGGCCCCAATTGTCAAGCCCGCCTCGGATGATCCTCAAGACGTTAAGATCGCCGATGATGTCCGCGCCAATCTGGCGGAGCATGACAGCTTCACAGACCTGGTCGAGGATATGCTTGATGCGCTTGGCAAAGGCTTTTCGCAGATCGAGCTGATCTGGGGGCGTGGCAAACGCACGTGGTGGATCGAGGAGTTCATCTACCGGGATCCCAGGTTCTTCATGTTCGATCGGGATACGGGCCGTGAGGTTCGTCTGATCGACGAGCGCGACATGGTCAACGGTCTGGCGCTTGAGCCGTTCAAGTGGATCAGCCACAAGGCCAAGCTCAAATCTGGGTTGGTCGGCCGGGGTGGTCTGGCCCGGCTCGTAGCCTTTGGCTGGATGTGCAAAAGCTACACGCTGAAGGACTGGATCGCCTTCGTGGAAACCTATGGTCTGCCGCTTCGCCTCGGTCGGTATGGGGCCAGCGCCACGGCTGATGATGTCGAAACGCTCTTTACCGCCGTCGCCAATATCGGTACCGATGCAGCCGCCGTTTTGCCCGACAGTATGCGGATCGACTTTGAGCAGGTTGCTGGCGGCCCTGGTAACGACATCTTCGAGAAGCTTGCCCGCTGGGTGGATGAGCAAACATCGAAGGCCGTGTTGGGCCAGACCATGACCTCGGACAACGGCTCTTCGATGGCGCAGGCGCAGGTGCATAATGAGGTGCGCCATGACGTGGCCCAATCAGATGCGCGCTCGGTTTCTGGCACGTTGAACCGCGACCTGGTCAAGCCCTATGTCGATCTCAACTACGGCGTCCAGGGACGTTATCCCCGGCTGTCGATCGTCGTCGAGGAAGTCGAAGACACCGACATGATCATGAAGAACGCCTTCCGCATGATCAGCCAGGGCCTGCGCGTCAAACAATCGGAGCTGCGATCCAAGCTGGGCTTCTCAGAACCTGATGATGACGACGAGGTGATCGGCGGCGCGAAGCCCGCTGCTAAGACGGCCGAGGCCCGCAACCGCGCCGAACCGGATGATCCGTATGCCAACCTTGACGAGGTCGAGGATGACCTCTTTTCCGACTGGGAAGAGGTCATGGGCGATGTCTTGGAGCCTGTGCTGGCGCTTTTGGAAGGCGCATCGAGCTACGATGAGGCCAGCAAGATCATCGCCGATGCCTTCCCCCAGCTGGGCGATAAAGCCATGATTGAAGCCCTCGTTAAAGCCGCCGTTAAATCCCGTGCGTCTGGCGAGGCCGAGGATGGCTGAGTTCACGGATAAGCCGGGCTACGCATTCAACCCCGGCGCGCCGCCCGAGGTCGCGTCCTTTTTCCGCAACAAGGGGCTGCGGCCGAGCTTTGACTGGCAGGATGTCGAACCTGAAGAACACGCGGTCGCCTTCTCGGTGGCCAAGGCAATGCAGGTCGATGTGTTGGAGGCGATCCAGGGCGCACTGCAAGAGGCCATCGACGAGGGCATACCCTATGAGCAATTTGCCAAGGAGCTGAAGCCGCGCCTGCGCCGCCTCGGGTGGTGGGGCGTCAAAGAACAGGTTGATCCGATCACCGGCGAAGTGCGCAATGTCCGCCTTGGCACCCCGCGCCGTCTGAAAACGATCTACCGGGCGAACATTCGCTCGGCCCGCGCCGCCGGGCAATGGGATCGCATCCAGCGCACGAAGGGCGCGCTTCCTTACCTGGTCTATCTGCTCGGCCCCAGTGAACACCATCGCCCACACCACGAGGCCAAAGAGGGGCTGGTGCTGCCAGTCGATGATCCCTTTTGGCAGAGCTGGTATCCGCCCAATGGCTGGGGCTGCAAATGCCATGTGCGCCAAATCACCAGGCGCGAGGCCGAGCGGCGCGGGATCTCGGACAGCCCCGAGATCCCGATGCGCGAAGTTCTCAACCGCCGCACTGGCGAGATCAAACGCATCCCCTCTGGCATCGATCCCGGCTGGGAGATGAACCCCGGTCTTTATCGTCAGCGCCAGATGGAGCGTTTTATGGCTGGCAAGCTGGACGCTGCTGACCCGGCCATTGCGCAAGCAGCTGCGCGCGACATGGCAGCGAGCTGGCGATTGCGGCGCATCCATGAGGGCAGTGCCAGGGGCGCAGTGCCGGTGGCGATGCTGCCTGATGATCTGGCCTCGGCGATCGGTGCGCGCACCCGCGTCGTCCAGTTCTCCGATTACACGGCAGAAAAGACCCGCCGCAAACACGGCGAGGCGACGGCCGACGAGTTCGTTCGGGTGGCTGATCTCCTGGAGACCGGTTCCGTGGCGCGGGAGGTGGCATCAACGGGCACCGAAAGCCTGATTGTCGAAGGCGGTGCCGATCGGCGCTGGCGTCTGGTCCTGAAGCGGACGGTGGCGGGCGATGAGATATTCCTTAGCACCTTCCACCGGACCACGCTGGCCAAATGGCGCAGGCTTCTTGAGCGCGACGGCGTCGATCTGGTGAGGGAATGAAGCGTCTGGAAGGACGGTGTCTCCTTCGCGGCTCGAGACCGGCTGCCCGCTTGGCTCAGACGCACCCTAAAGATAGGCGATCTGCCCCGGATTTTCAACCGAACCGCACCAGGTGGTGGGGCGGAGTGCCAATCGTGAGCGAAGGTGCAGGCGAGCTTCGCCGTTAAACAGGGTTTAAACGGGTCAGGAGCGGCCTTGAGAAAAATTCCGGCTCGCTGTAGCGTCTGACCAAAGACGGCCCTCTCTGGGCCTCTGAGCGCCTCACCCCAAAACAGTCCAGACACATGATCTTGATCCCGACAACTGTCGGGGCGCAATCGCTTGTGCGGGCAGGGCATTGTCGCCCCATGACTGTGAACACTTCCATTCAAACTATCGCGCTGGCGCTGAATGCGTCCGGTGATGCTGTGCCCGACTGGATCCAGCTCACACCGGCAGGCCCTGACATCGAAGGGCGTGACGGTCGCAAATGGGTTTTGCCGAACCCCGAGGAGGTTGTCGCCGCGTTCAAACGCAACGCTGCCGATCTGCCCGTGGACTTCGAGCATGCCACCCAGGTGAAAGGTGCCAAGGGCGAGCCTGCCCCTGCGATCGGCTGGATCAAGGATCTGGAAGTTCGGGGCGGAGCCATCTGGGGCCAGGTTGAATGGACCGAGGTCGGACAACAAGCCATCGCCTCAAAAGGCTATCGCTATGTCAGTCCTGTGTTCACATTCAAAAAGGCCGCTGGCGACATCCTCAAGATGATCTCTGCCGGTCTGACCAACCAACCAAACTTGCAACTCGCCGCTCTCAACACCGAGGGCGATCAGGAGGAACCTGCCATGAACAAGGCGATCCTTGAGGCCCTTGGCCTGTCTGAGGGTGCATCCGAGATGGATGCCCTGACGGCGATCAACAAGCTGAAATCCGACGAGGCCACCGCGCGCAACCGCGCCGACAATCCCGATGCCTCGAAATTCGTGCCGCGTGCTGACCACGATCTGGCGCTGAACAAGATCAAGACCTTCGAGGAGGCCGAGGCCGAACGCGAAAGTGAGGCAATCAACGCCGCCGTCGATGCCGCCATTGAGGCAGGCAAGATCGCTCCGGCCAGCCGTGACTATCACGTCGCCGCTTGCCGCGATGAAGGTGGCCTCGAGCGCTTCCAGAAAATGGTGGAGGCCAGCCCCGAGATCGCCGCCAAGAGCGGCCTCGATGGCAAAGAAGCCGAGGCCCAGAACAAAACCGCTCTGACCGATGAAGAGCGGGCCACCTGCCGTGCCCTGGGGATGTCCGAAGAGGACTTCATCTCGGCCAAGGCTGACGAGAACAAGGAGTAACCCGACATGATGGTCACAGCCGCATCCCTCACCGCCCTTCAGGTCGGTTTCAAGAAGAACTTCCAGGACGCGTTTACCGCGACCCGGCCCGACGCCGACTTCACCCGTGTCGCCACGGTCATCAATTCGACATCCAAGTCGGAGACCTATGGCTGGCTCGGCAAGTTCCCAAAAATGCGGGAATGGGTCGGTGACCGTGTCATCAAGGACATGGAAGCCAAAGGCTACACGATCACCAACAAGGACTTTGAAGCCACCGTTGGTGTCGATCGCAACGACATCGAGGACGACAATCTGGGTGTCTATGGTCCCTTGATGCAGGAAATGGGTGTCAGCGCCGCGCAGCAGCCTGACGATCTGACCTTCGGCCTGATGGCCCAGGGCACGACCGAGACCTGCTATGACGGGCAGTATTTCTTCGACACCGATCACCCCTCGTTCGATGAGAACGGCGGCGCGATCACCGTGGCGAATGTCGATGCCTCTGGCGCGGCCGGAAACCCCTGGTGGTATCTGCTCGATGTGACCCGGCCGCTGAAGCCGATGGTCTACCAGGAGCGCAAGAAGCCCCAGTTCGTGTCCAAGACGGACCCGCAGAACTCCGATCATGTCTTCATGAAAAAGGAATTCCTCTACGGCGTGGATGCGCGCTGCAACGTGGGCTTCGGTCTCTGGCAGATGGCCTACGCTTCGAATGCGGCGCTCGATGGCGACAGCCTGGACGCGGCGATCGAGAAAATGCGCGGGCTGCGCGACAGCAACGGCCGCCCGCTGGGCATCAAGCCGAGCCTGCTGGTTGTCGGTCCCAAGCTGCGCTCCGCCGCCAACAAGACCGTCAAGGTCATGCTGGGCGAAGGCGGTGCGTCGAATGCCAACTACGAGGCGGTCGAGGTTCTCGACACCCCGTGGGTCGCGTGAGGAGCTGAGCTATGACTGGCAAGTTTCTGATCGCCGCCACTGTCGCAGCCGGGTTCTGGCGCTGCGGTCGGCATTTCACCGAAAGCGGGATCGTGGTCGATGCGGCCGAGTTCACCGAAGAGCAATGGGAGCGCCTGAAGGCCGAGGTCAAGCTGCGCATCGAGGAGGCATCGGACGACGCTGCCGCCGCGATCGAAGAACGGCTTGAGAAGATCGCGGAAGCGGTCGCCACCTTCTCGGCTGAGGACTTCCAGCGAGATGGCAAGCCCAAGCTCGACAGCTTGAACGCTCTCCTGGGCGACGAGTTGGGCAAGATCTCCGGCGCGGAACGCGATCGTGTCTGGGAGGCCATGACAGAAAACGGGTTCGAAGCGCCAACCGCTCCGAGCTGACCAATTCCTGAGCGAAAGGAACGATCGCGAGCCAGAGGGATACACGGGCAAGAGAGAGACCCCGCCCCACGGCGCAGTTCTGAGTAGGCGAGTTCACACGCGAGTTGTGACTGCAACGTCTGAGGCATGGACGTGACAGCCGGGAGAGACCGGCACCTGAATTCAAACCCGGCACGCGGGCGAGCAGACATCCCCCCAGGTGGCGCGCGCGTCGGAACAGCCCGGTCGGCGGAGTGGCAGCACTGCTGGCCGGGCAACCCAAACAGAGGACGATCATGGCCTACGCCACGCAAGACGATATCATCACGCTCTATTCCGAGGATGCGCTCTATGTCGCGGATCGGGATGGTGACGGCGTGGTTGATGCCGATGCTGTGACCCGCGCCTTGACCTCGGCCTCCGGTGAGATCGACAGCTACATCGGCGTGCGCTACAGCCTGCCGCTTGAGACCGCACCCGAGCTGCTGAAGCAGTTCTGTGTGGACATTGCGATCTACCGTCTGGCGCTGTCCCGCGATGTGCTCTCCGAAGAGCATCGCCGTCGCTATGAAGACACGATCAAGCACCTCGACAAGATCGCCAAGGGCACCGCGTCTTTGAACCTGCCTGGTCCTGTGGATCCCGACACCGGCGAAACCACCCAAACCTCACCGCGCCCGATCGTGGCCGGTGGCCCTGCGCGCGAGTTCACCCGCGAGAAAATGCGGGGGCTTTGAGCATGGCTGGTGTAACCGCATCCTTGACCACCGAGGGTCTTGACGCCGCGATCAAGCGGCTGAGCCGTCTCGAAGGTTTCCAGATGGCCGAGCTGACTGACGCGGCCGGGGCCATTCTGGAAAGCTCCACTCGCGGCCGCTTTGACACCAAGATCGCACCGGATGGCGCGGCTTGGGTGCCGTGGTCCGAAGCCTATGACGACACCCGCGAAGACCGCCACTCACTCCTCGTTGAAGAAGGCGATCTGCGCGACAGCATCGCCAGCTATTCGACAGGTGGTGAGGTCCATGTGGGATCGAACCTGATCTACGCCGCGCATCATCACTTTGGTGGCAATGAGATTGGAAGCGGGATCCCCGCGCGTCCCTATCTCGGGATCTCCGACGAAGACGAGATCGACCTGGCTGACCTGGTCACCGGCAAACTGGAGGAGCTTTTGCAATGAGCGAGACGCTGCTTTCCGATCTGCCGCAAACCGTCTGTGACGAGGTCTCGTTCTTCCTGCGCGACCTGAAAGAGTGCAAGCCGCACGCGGGCAAGTTCTCTCTTGAGGAGCTGAAACGCAAAGGTCTGCCGTCACCCTCGGTCCTGGTCTCGATGCTGGGCGCGAAGCAAGACACCACCTACGCCGGGCACGCCACCAGCTTCATGTTGCAGATGGCAGCCTATGTCGTGGTGAAGGATGGGCTAGGTGCGCCGCGCGACGTGCGCGCCGCGAACATTTGCCAGCTTCTTCTGTCGTTCATCCCCGGCCAGCGCTGGCGCGAGGATGCGATCGGCGAAGCCCGCAATGTCCGGATGCACACTTTGGTTTCAAGTAAAACCAAGGACCATGCTGTCTCACTTTGGGCTGTGACATGGGATCAGCCGATCAGCTTCTTCCAGCCTGCCGACAACCCGCTTGGTGCCGAACTGTATGTCGCCCAGGCACCGGCGATCGGTGCAGGTCACGAAGGCGATTACGAAGAAATCGGAGGGCAAGGCTGATGTCTGAAGCGCTCGCCGAAGCGGATCGCCGCATAGAAAACATCGTCCGCGTGGGCCGGATTGCCTCTGTCGATCCCGGCAGCGCGACCGCCATCGTGGATTTTGGAAGTTTCCCGTCGCCGCCCTTGCCGGTCGGCCAGCTCAGCGCCGGAGCCATCCAGTTCTGGTGGATGCCGTCTGTCGGAGAGCAGGTGCTGGTCGCATGCGAAGGGGGCGACATTGCCCAGGGTGTGATCGTCGCTTCGCTTTATGCCGGCAACGCGCCTAGCTCGGACGGGGCCGTGCCCCAGATCAATCTGGGCGGCGGCAAGATGATCGTGAACGGCACGCTCGAGGTCACCGTCGATGTGATCGCGGCGGGCGTCAGCCTTGTTCACCACACCCACAAGGGCGTCACGCCTGGACCTTCCAACACAGGGGAACCGAACTGATGAGCGCAAAGCAGGATTACACCGTCAAGGCAGATGGCTGGGTCGCAGGCAAATGGTGCGCCGGTGGCAGCACCGTGTCGCTGACCGAGGCGGAAGCCAAATACGAGAACGTCGCCCTGAAAAAAGACGAGGGTCCGAAGGTCGAGCTGACCGGCTCCCTTGATGACCCGACTGTCAAATCCACGGGCCTGGCTGACCAGGCCAAAGCTGAAACCGCCAAACGGAGCCGCACCAAGAAATGATCGGCATGAACAGGCATACGGGTCGGAAGATCGAGGGGGCGGCGCATCTGGCGCAGTCGATCCACGATATTCTGACAACGCCCAAAGGCTCGCTGGTAATGCTGCGAGACTACGGCTCCGATTTGCCTGACGTGATCGATCAGCCGCTAAATGGCGAGACGATGATCGACGCCTATCTGGCAACGGCCGAGGCGCTGGACCTTTGGGAGCCGCGTATTGATCTCGCCCGGGTCGAGCTGGTTGCCACCCGTGCGGGCTATGCCGAGTTCGAGCTGTATGACGCCGAGGGCAACGTGATCCCGATGCCTGTTGATCTGAATACCGAGGTGGCAGCATGAGCGGTTTCACCTCGATCGATCTGAGCAAGCTGCCTGCACCCGAGGTTATCAAGACCGTCGAGTATGAGGTGCTGCTGGCCGAGATGAAGGCCGAGGCCATCCGCCTGATGCCAGAGCTTGAGACCTATTTGGCGCTTGAGAGCGAGCCAGCCTCTCAGATCCTGCGTGTCTGCGCCTATTACCGGATGCTCGATCGTCTTGAGTTCAATGACGGCGCGCGCGCCAATATGCTGGCGCTGTCCACCGGCACGAACCTCGATGGCCTTGCCGCCTTCTGGGGTGTCGAGCGCCTGATCGTCCAAGAGGCCGACGCGACGGTCAAGCCGCCGATCGCTGAGATCAAGGAGAGCGATGAGGCATTCCGCAGCCGCATCCAGCTATCACTTGAAGGCCATACCACGGCGGGGCCGCGCGGCTCTTATATCTTCTGGGCGCGCTCTGCATCCGGCGAAGTGAAGGACGCCAGTGTTGCGAGCCCGAACCCTGGTGAGGTGGTTGTGACCGTGCTGTCCCATGACGGCGATGGCACCCCTTCAAACACCCTTTTGAACACCGTTGACGCGGCCTTGAACCACGAGGATGTGCGCCCGCTGACCGATCAGGTGACAGTCCGGGCGGCGACAATTATCCCGTACCAGGTCGAGGCCAGTCTGATCCTTTATGAAGGGCCGGATGCTGGCGCGGTGGAAGCTGCGGCCGAGGCAGCGCTTGAAAGCTATCTCGAGACACATCACCGCCTGGGCCACGACATCACCCTTTCCGGTCTGCACGCCGCGCTCCACCAGTCAGGCGTCCAGAATGTGGTGATCACCCAGCCCGCCGCTGACATCGTGGTCGGCCCGGCTGAGGCCGCGTTCTGTGCGGCCGACGCGCTGGCTGTTTCTGTGGGAGGTCGCGATGTTTGATCTGCCCACAATCCTGAAGCCGAACGCCACCGAAAATGACCGCGCGCTTGAGCAGGCGATCCTAAAGGGCAAGCCCGATCTGACGCAGATCGCAAAGCTCATGAACCCGGAGACCTGTCCAGCGCATCTACTGGGCTGGCTGGCCTGGGCGTTCTCTGTCGATGTCTGGGAGGCCACCTGGTCGGAGGCGATGAAGCGCGAGGTGATTAAACGCTCGATCGCGATCCACCGGATCAAGGGCACAGCTGGTGCCGTGCGCCGCGCGCTTAGCACGATCGGCTTCCGCATCGGTATTTCCGAGTGGTTCGAACATGGCGGGGATCCACACACTTTCCGCATCGATGCTTTCGGCGACGACATCTTTGCCGCCGGGTTCCAGATTGATGCTGAGTTGCTCGAGATGGTCACACGCCTGATCGAGAACGTGAAGCCGGTGCGCGCGCATTTCGGTTTGCGGATCGGTGAGAGCTTCAACGTCACCACCACCGCCAAAGTGGGCTTGCGTCAGCGTCGGCGGCATGGTGGCGCTCTGTCACCCCAGCCGCGCACCCATGAGCTGGTCAGCGATCCGGTCCTTGCACCTGGTATCCGCCGCCGGGCGCGTCACATCCAAACGCTTTCACCTCAACCCCGCCCGCATACGCTCGGCGCGGCCTTGACCATCAAGGCCGGGATGCGCGCGCGCCAGAGCCATGCGGGAACATTCAACGTCACACCGAGAGAAGGAGCCGCCTATGCCAAGTGACGGCACAATCATCATCACCGATATTGGCCACGCCAAGCTCAATGCAGCGGTTGTGACGCAGACCAAGGTCGAGATCACCCATATCGCAATGGGTGACGGAAATGGAGCGGTCTATGAGCCGGGCTTTGGCCAGGTCGCGCTCAAGCGTGAACAGGCCCGCGTGCCCATCGAGCGCCGCCATTTTGCCGACGACAACGCCTGGCGCATCACCGCCGAGTTTGACGCCGACACCACGCCCACATTCTGGGTGCGAGAGATCGGGTTCATCGACGCCGAAGGGGACATGATTTTCCTCTGGGCTGGTTCGGATGTGAACGCCCGCCAAACCGGGGCCATCGATTACTTGCTCGACCAGGTGCTCAACCTGGATCGCGTCAAAGATGGCGTGGTGATCGTGAATGCGCCTGATGATGTGGCGTTCGATCTGACCGTCACCACCGGGATCGCACTCGCAAACCTGCAACTTGAACAACTGCGCCAGGCGGATGCGATCCGCGCCGCGCACGGAGCCTACTGAGGAGAGCCGACATGAGCACCAGTGCTGAACAAATCACCCAACTGATCGGGGGCTATACCGATCTCAAAGCCTTCTTTGAGGCTGACCGCAACAGTCGGGATCAATTCCGTGCGGACGTGAATGCCCAAGTCGCGGCCAAGATGGCTGAGGTCGATACGTCGCTGCACAACCACGCAATTTTGCGTCAGTCGCCAAACCAATATGGCAACCTTGATGCAAACGGCGATCTGGATGGGTGGGTCAAAAACGGTTCCTTCAACGTTTCATTCTCTCATGTTCGGGATGTCTCGACGGGAACGCCATTTGCTGATCGGCCCGTTGAAGATCAGGCCGTGCTTGACGCAATGGGACGTAGCGGCGCGCAGCACTTCATGCCAACGATCCGCGTCTTGCGTGTCGATTGGTCCGGTGCTTTGGCCGGGGCGCCGCAATGGCTGCTGTATCCAAATCAGATGTGGTCAGGCGGTATGCATGTTTCCGTGGGAAGCTATGCACGCCTCCTGAGCGGCAATTGCTACGGTCAGGTTTTCGAGGGGATAACAGCGGATTGGGGCGAGTGCGGTTTGTCTTGGGCAACCACGCCTGGAATGTACCAACACCCGCATCCCTACGTCACCACTGAGAGCGGTTCGGTCGAGTTCTTCTGGCCTGCGCTTGTGCATGGTGCCGTCAAGTTCGACCGCAACAACCCACGCTGGGGCTACTACGCCTCGCCCTACGGAACGCAGAACCGCGATACGGCGGCATAAGGAGACACCCCCATGAATGATCCGGTTGAAATCCCCGAACAAGACTACAGCAATGCCGTGCCTTCCGCCTCGGTTGTCAAGCACAAGGTTCGCGAAAAGATCGCCGAGAAAGCCGGTGATACCGCCTCGCTCCTGGGCACAACGGCGGATGGCGCGCAGCTTGCCATCTACGGCCTTGCGGCAATCTGCGCCAAGCTCGCCACCGCCAATTCCCTGGCAGAGGTTCGCGAGGCGGCCGAGCCATTTGCCCAGCTCTCAGCGGGCTTCCTCGCCAAGGTCGAAAGCGGCGAGGTGGTACTCCCATTCATGCTCAAGGGCCTCGAAAACACTGTGGCCGATATCGAAACCCGCGCGACCGCCGTGTCGGATGCGCTCCAAGCAGCTCAGAAAGGATAAAGCCATGCCCGAGCAGTTTCTTCACGGCGTTGAAGTCATCCAGATCGATGACGGCATTCGCCCCATTCGCACCGTCAAAAGCTCGGTGATCGGCCTGGTGGGCACCGCCCCCGATGCCGACGCCGCCGAGTTCCCTGAAAACACCCCGCTTCTCATCGGGGGGCCGCGCAAGGCGGCGCTGCTCGGCGACGCGGGCACCCTTAAGGACGCCTATGAGGCGATCTATGCGCAAGGAGCCAGCGTGGCCGTGATGGTCCGAGTGGCCGAAGGCGCTGACGCTGCCGCCACGCTGGCCAATGTGGTGGGCGATGCCACGCAAGGTAGCGGCCTCTGGGCGCTTGAGGCATCCGCTTCCAAGCTGGACCTGACGCCGCGCATCCTTGCCGCACCCGGTTTCACACAGACCGCTCCTGGTGATCCTGCCAGTCCGGTCACCACCAACCTGATCGCCGTGGCCGAGAAGCTGCGCGCGGTGGTGATTGCCGATGGCCCGAACACCAATGAGACCGACGCCAAGGCTGAACGCCAGAACTGGGGTTCCGATCGCCTGTTCATCGTCGATCCGTCCGTGACGGTCTTTGACAATGTGTCGGCTTCCTATGTGACCCGGCCGTCCTCGGGCTATGTTGCTGGCCTGATCGCCAAGCGCGACATCGAGAAGGGCTTCTGGTGGTCGCCGTCCAACCAGGTGATCAACGGGATCTCCGGCACGGCACGCCCGGTCAGCTTCCACCTCAGCTCGACCGAGACCGAGGCCAACCGGATGAACGAGGCCGAGGTTGCGACGATCATCCGCCGCGATGGCTTCCGCCTCTGGGGCAATCGGGGCACCAGCCCTGATGCTCAATGGGCCTTCCTGTCTGTCCGCCGCACGGCCGACATCATCTATGAGAGCATCGAACGCGCGCATCTCTGGGCGATGGACCGCCCGATGTCGGCGCAGCTCTTCATGGATATCCGTGACGGCGTCCAGGCGTTTGGTCAGCAGATGGTCAACACCGGCGCGCTGCTGGGCTTCAACTGCTGGCTGGATCCCGAGCTGAACACCGAAGCCACCCTGAAGGCCGGGAAGCTCTACCTCGACTTCGACTTTGAACCGCCTGCGCCGCTCGAACACCTGGTGTTCCGCGCGCATCGCAACGGCACCTACTACGACGAGCTGATCTCTTCGGTCGGCGCGGCAGCATAAGGAGGACTGGTCATGATGCAGTACCCGCGCACAATCCGCAACTTCAACGCTTTCGTCGATGGGGTCAGCTACGCTGGCCGCGTCCTCGAAGGCAAATTGCCCGAGCTGAAAATGCAAACGGCAAGCCACCGTGGTGGCGGCATGGATGGCCCTGTCGCCGTCGATATGGGCATGGAGGCCATGCAGGCCGAACTGACCCTCGCCGAATGGCCGCCCGAGCTGATCAAGATGTTCGGCACTCGCCAGCGCATGACCCTGCGCCCTGGTGCAATGGGCGAGCATGACTTCTCGGCCGACAGCTATGTCGGCACGCTGGGTGGCCGCTGGTCGGTGACCAACTTCGGCGATCTGAAGTCCGGCTCTGACGTGCCGCTCAAGCTGACGCTCGAGGTCGATTACTTCCGCATGCTGAAGGACAGCGACGAGCTGTTCGAGATCGACATCGAGGCAGGCAAGCGGATCATCGGCGGTGTGGACCAGCTCGCCGAGCTGCGCGCCGCGATGGGCTTCTGATCTGCCCGCATTGAACTTCTGGGCGTGAGCGCATCCCCGTTCACGCCCGGTTAAAACACCCTTTCAAATAGGAATTGAACTATGACCGAGAAGAAACATGACGTGACCCTGTCCGCCGCCATCAAGATCGATGGCAAAGACGTGACCGGCATCGACCTGCGCAAGCCCCAGACCGGCGAGCTGCGTGGCCTCAAGATGACCGACGTCCTTCAGATGGATACGGACGCCATGATCAAGCTGCTTCCGCGTATCACTCAGCCCGCCCTGACCTCGGCGCAGGTGGCCGCATTGGATCCGGCAGACTTCATCGCCCTTTGTGGGAAGGCCGTGCTTTTTTTCGCGAAGAAGTCGGAGCTTCAGGCGTTGGAAGCGAATACCTGAAGCTGCCCGACGATGTGGAGGATGCGATGGCCGACATCGCCTCCGTCTTCCATTGGCAGCCTGATGCGATGGACGGCATGTCGATCGAGGAGTTGGCCCGCTGGCGCGAAAAAGCGCGTGAACGCTTCGAGGCTCAGAACAACACGGGACGTCCCCCATTGAACTAACGATAGGAATGGAAACGAGATGGCCGCTGGCGACCTGAACATTGCGCTCATTCTGAAGCTGGTGGATCAGGCAACCGGCCCGGCACGTGCCGTCACGAACTCCCTCCGCCAGATCGGCGCGGTCACCGAAGAGACGGGCCGCGCCGGTGTCGCCTGGGCCAATGAGCAACTGGCCGCAAATCAGGCCCGCCGCTCGGCGCTCATGGGCGAAGCCTTCGGGGTCGCCGCCCTGGCCGGATCGCTGGCTGCTTCACTGCGCCCTGCGATCGACTTTGAACGCTCGATGGCCGAGGTCGCCGCCGTCGCCCGCGCCGATGACGAAGAGCTTGCTAGGCTGACAGAGACCGCCCGCGAGCTGGGTGCAACAACGCCCTGGGCGGCATCGGAGGCGGCAGCCGGGATGAAGTTCTTGGCAATGGCCGGTTTCGAGGCGAGTGAAACCATCGACGCCATGCCGGGTATGTTGCAACTCGCCAGTGCTGGCGCAATCGATCTGGCCCGTGCCTCCGACATCGCTTCCAACATTCTGACCGGCTTTGGCATGCAGGCGGGAGAGATGGGGTATCTCGGTGATGTTCTGACCAACACCTTCACCAGTTCGAACACCGATTTGGGCATGCTCGGCGAGACCATGAAATATGTCGCGCCGAACGCCCAGGCGCTTGGTGTGTCGCTCGAACAGACGGCCGCGATGGCAGGCAAGCTTGGTGATGCTGGTATCCAAGGCAGCCAGGCGGGCACCGCGCTTCGGGCTATGATGCTGCGCCTCGCGGCCCTGCCGAAACCTGCGGCCGACGCAATGGCCGAACTGGGCGTCCAGACCGTCGATGCCAGCGGCAACCTGCGCGATATGCCGACAATCCTCGCCGAAGTGAATGAAGGTCTTCAGCGTCTCGGCACTGGTGAACAGGCTAAACTGATCAACGATATTTTTGGCATGGAAGCTGCCAGCGCAGCGGCAGTTCTGCTTGAACAGGCGGGCAGCGGAGCGTTGCAGGCCTATGCGGAAACCCTGACTGAGACCGGATCAGCCGCGCGTATCGCCGCACGTATGAATGACACGGCCGCAGGGGCGATCAAGCGGCTTCAGAGTATGACCGAGAGCCTCGCTATTTCAGTGGGGTCAATCTTGCTGCCTCAGATTGTTGAGCTGCTCGACGCGATCATTCCGGTGATCGAAAGCGTTCGCATCTGGGCGGAGGCGCACCCAGAGTTGATCAGCATGATCTTCAAGCTGACAGCAGGCCTGTTGTTCTTCCGCCTTGGCTCGATCGCGTTGCGTTGGGTGCTGTTCTCGATGCTGACGCCGATCTTGCAGATCATCCGTGCCGGAAGCTGGCTCCTGGTGCTTCTGCCACGTCTCGGCCGGGCGCTGCTGGCGCTCTTGAACCCGATGAAACTGGTGCGCGGTGCGCTGATCGCGATCCGCCTTGCGTTCCTTGCCACAGGCATCGGTGCATTGCTGGCCGGTGTCGCGATGGCGGGCATCTGGATCTACAACAACTGGGAGGGCTTGCAGACCTTCTTTGTCGGGTTCTGGCGCACCTTCCGCGAGGCGCTCGGCCCGGCCGCGCCCATGCTCGACAGCATCATCGATTATGCGCGCCGGATTTGGGAGTGGTTCACCAACCTGCTCGGTCCAATGGATGCGACCGAAGAGCAATGGCTGAGCTGGGGTCAGAACGCCGGAGAGGCGCTCGGTCAAGTGGTCGGTAACGTCGCGCGCTGGATCGAAGAGAACAAAGGGCTGATCGGCACCGTCGCCAAGCTCTACGCCTGGTACTTCGCGCTTCGCCTGATCTGGAGGTTCCCGATGGCTCCGATCCGCACCGCTGGCCGTGTTCTGGCGTGGGTTGCGACCGGCCCGATCAAATGGCTGCTGAGCGGCGTTGGCCTCTTATCCAAGGCATTCATCCGCCTCGGTGTTCTGATGCTCACCAACCCGATCGGGCTGATCATCGCCGGTGTCGCCGCGCTTGCCTATGTCGTCTATGACAACTGGGATCAGATCGTCAGCTTCTTCATCGAGAAGGTGGATGCGGTCAAAGCGGCCTTTGATGAGGGGTTGTTAAACGGGGTGTTTAAACTCCTGGCCGAGTTCAATCCGTTCACGCTGGCGATGCAAGGTGCGCAGGGCCTTGTAACCTACATCATGAGCTTGCTTGGAGTGCCTGACAGGATCGTTGAAGCCTTCAGTGAAATCAGCCTCTTCGATGTCGGTGTTGAGTTGTTACAAGGGCTGTGGGACGGCATGGCTTCCCTTGTGCCCCAGATGGTTGCCGCCATCTCAGACAAGCTGTCTGGCATCGTGCCAGACTGGATGCAGGATGCCTGGAACTGGGTGACCGGCGCTGAGGATGCACCCGAGGTGTCGGTGCCCGCCTTGAGTGAGACGGCCGAGTTTGCGGCTTTGCCTCAAGAGCAGCAGGACGCCGTTCGCACGATCGAGAGCATTGGGCCGGTTCTGCCGACCGAAGGCTATCAGCTCGAGCTACAACTGCGCGAAGACGAGCTGCGCCGCCAGATCGCGGATCTGCAAGCCAGCATGACACCGCCGCCTGAAGCCTTTGTCTATGTCCAGGAGCTTCAGAACGCGCAGGCCGATCTTGCCTCCGCCCAGGAGCTGATCTCGGCTGCTCGCGCCGCTGGCGATCAAACCGAGCTTGCCACTCTCGAAGATGAGGCCCGCGCCCTAGAGGCCCTGATTGCAAACCGCCAGGCTATGATCGCCTCGCTGACTGAGAACGGCACACAAGGTCAAGAGCTGGCCCGCCTGGAAACCGAACTTGCGGCCGTCATCGAGCGTCAGGCGCAGGCAAAGGCCGAAGCCGATGCGCTGACCCAGGCGCTCATGTTCATCAACGAAACTGATGTGCGCCCGGACATCGACACCGCCTCGATCGACGAGGCGCTGGTCAAGGCGCGCCGCCTGTCTGCCTTGCTTCAGAACAGCTCAGGCGTTGCCGCTGCATCTGCGGCCAACCCAGACGGTGCGCGCGATCGCGGTGGCCCGGTGCGCGCGGGCATGCCTTACCTGGTCGGCGAACGCAGCCCAGAGATTTTCGTGCCCGGTGTGTCAGGCACCATTCTGCCTGGTCGCGTTTTGAAGGCGGCAATGGCTGCCTCGGCGATGGCCGCGCCCGTCGCGGCGATGCCGTCACAGGCCGAGATCGTCGAGACGCTCGATCGACGCCCGGTGATGTCGGCCCCGGCCGCCGCTCCTCAGATCACCCGCGAGGGCGATACGGTCACGATCAACATCTATCCAACGCAGGGCATGAGCGTGGAAGACATCGGCCGCGAGGTCGAGCGGCGTCTGTCGCGGCGCGAAGATGCCCGGCGCGCGGATCTACATGACGGGGTGGATTACTGATGCAGCTTGGACTGGTCATGATGGCGCTTGGCAGCTTCCGGTTCGGAATGACGAATGGGGCTTACCAGCAATTCTCACGCAGCGCGGGCTATCGTTGGAACAAGGTCGATCGGATCGGCCGTGAACCGGCTTTGCAGTATCTCGGTCCCGACACGCAGGAGGTCACGATCGAGGGCATGATCTATCCCCACTTTAAGGGCGGCTTGCGCCAGGTCGATCTGATGCGTCTGAAGGCGGGCACCGGCCTGCCGATGATGATGGTCGATGGTCTCGGCTGGGTTTGGAAACGCTGGGTCATCGTGCGGGTCGAAGAGCGCAAGAGCTATTTCCTGCGTGACGGCGCGCCCCGCAAGATCGAGTTCTCGCTCACGCTCAAGAGCTATGGCCCTGACGCAGGCGGCTTGGCCTCGTATATCGGAGGTCTGCTATGAGCACCCACCGCACGATCGACGGCGACATGGTCGATGCCATCTGCAAGGCCCACTACGGCCGCGAGGACATGACGGCCGCCGTCTATGACGCAAACCCCGGTCTAGCCGCACTTGGGCCTGTTTTGCCGAAGGGCATTCTGATCGAGCTGCCCATTGTGCCGGAGCAAACCGTCCGCAAACCGATCCGGCTCTGGGGCTGATCCATGCACGTCGCTTATCAAATCATCGCTGACGGAACGGATGTCACCGGCAACTTCCAGGACCGCCTCACCAGCCTGACCATCATCGATGAGGCGGGCCAGAAGTCCGACACGGCCGAGATCATGGTGGATGACCGCGATTACCTGGTCGCGCTGCCTGAGACGGGCGCAAAGCTACAGATCGCCCTCGGCTTCAAAGGCGCTCTGGTCGAGATTGGCACCTATGTTGTCGACGATACGAGCGGCGAGATCGCGCCCGACACCATGACGATCAGCGCTAAGGCCGCCGACATGCTGGGCGGCATCCGTGCCCGCAAGACGCGGAGCTGGCGCGACGTGACTATCGAGGACATCGTCGGAAAGATTGCTGGTGAACATGGGCTTAAACCGCAGGTGAGCGACAGCTTGAAGGCGCATTTTTACGCCTATCAGGCCCAGACCTCAGAGAGCGATCTCAACTTCCTGACCCGGCTCGCCAAGGGCCTCGATGCAGTCTCCAAGCCCGCAGGCGAATACCTGGTCTTCACCAAGCGCGGCGAAGGCAAGGCGGCTGATGGCTCCGAGCTGCCCGTCTTCGTGGTTCATCGCACCCAGATGAAGGGCGGCTCCTGGAAGGTCACCGGGCGCGGCAAATACGGTCGCGTGACAGCCGAGTGGGGTGAGCGCGCCACAGCCACGACCCACAAAGTGACGGCCGGGGACAAGGAGCCAGAGCTGGCGCTGCGCCATGGTTACCCGACCGAGGCCGAGGCTCAGAGCGCGGCCGACGCCGCCCTTGAGCGGTCACGCCGGGCCAGCGGCAAGATCAGTATCGAGCTGGGCGGCTTCTGGGGTGATCTGATGGCCGAGGCCAAGGTCGATCTCCAGGGCATCAAACCCGAGCTGACCGGCGAGTGGTTGATCACCCGTGTCCAGCACCGCCTGACCGACACACTTACCACCAGCTTCGATGCTGAGCGCGACAACGAGGAGAAAGAGTGATGCCACGCAAGAAAAACAAACGTAAAGCCGCCCAAGCCGCAAAACGGGAAGCCCAAGCAAAACCGAAACGGGTTTTGATGATCGATCCGGTGCATGCAGTCACCCAACAAGCACGCCTCTCGATGATCGCAGCGGCAATGCTCAATTCTGACAAGGTGGAGGCGGAAATTGAATTCAACACCTGACGTGTCCTGGTGCCGCAAAGGCGGCGCGCGGGGCTATGTGACCACCCAAACCGTGTCCTGGAACCTGATGTGGAAAGGATCGCCCTATGTCCTGGACATCCCGCCCGGCCGCGAGTTTGAAAGCTCGGTGCCGCGCAGCCTGCAATGGCTCTGGTCACCCGACGATCCATTCTTCCTGAAGGCCGCTCTCATCCATGATGTTCTGCTGGAACAAGGCGCACGGGGCTTTGAAGCCGACAGCCAATGGCGCGCCGTCGCACTGAGTGAAAAGGCTCCGGCCGTCCGCACCGGCTTTGCTTATTTTGGGATGCTCATTCGCCGCTTTTGTCAATGGGCCTTCAAAAAGACCTCCGTTTAACGGAGGCCAAGGGGCGCGCTAACGCCCCTCGACACGGGGCCAAACTCTCACATCCGACCCCGCCGACCAGCAAAAGCTTATGGCCGCTCCACCCTTCGAAGGGACCGGCATTGAGGCATGATTCTACACCCTATGAAAAGAGACCTTTTAAACCCCGTTGAACCCATCAATCCGGTCGCCCCTTGGATGGGTGGCAAACGCAACCTGGCGAAGCGGATTACCGCCATCCTCGATGGCGTCCAGCACAAGACCTACGCAGAGCCATTCGTTGGCATGGGCGGCATCTTTCTGCGCCGCTCGATGCGGCCGCGCTGCGAGGTCATCAACGACTTCGGCCGTGATGTCAGCAACCTGTTCCGGATCCTGCAACGGCACTATCCCCAGTTCCTTGAGGTGCTGCGTTTCCAACTCACCACCCGTGCCGAGTTTCTGCGCCTGGTCGATACCGATCCGAACACCTTGACCGACCTCGAGCGCGCAGCGCGGTTCCTTTACCTTCAACGCACAGCCTTCGGCGGTAAGGTCTCCGGCCGCAACTTCGGTGTTGCCAAGGATCGGCCCGGCCGGTTCAACCTGACAACGCTCGAGCCGATGCTCGAAGATCTGCACACGCGCATGGTAGGCGTGGTGATCGAATGTCTGGACTATGCCGACTTCATCACGCGCTACGATGGAAAGGAAACGCTGTTCTACCTGGACCCGCCCTACTGGGGCTGCGAGGGCGACTACGGCAAGGAGCTGTTCGGCCGTGACGAGTTCGATCGGATGGCACAGCAGCTCGGCCGGATCAAAGGCCGCTTCCTGATGTCGATCAATGATGTGCCAGCTATCCGTGAAACCTTCGCCGAGTTCCGGGTGACAGAGGTGGCAACCACCTATACGATCGGCAAACAGAACGACAGCCGAGGCAGCCGCGCCGAGCTTTTGATCTCGAACTTCAAGTGGGATTGAACGGGGCGTTAAACAGGCCGCTAACGCTCGCCAAATCACTCAGAGACAGAAAACCGCGCTGCTGCAACTTTATCTGTCACACACTGAAAAAAATTTTGGCGAGCTACACAGGTGCCGTTGTCTTTCTGGGCCAACCAGGTGCGATGGACCGCAACGTTTTCGCCCCTGTGGTTCGTGATCATCGCGACCATGGCGGGATACGAACCTTCGAATACCTCGCCGGTCTTTTCATCCTCGTGGTAATACTTCAGCTGGGGAACATAGCGCAGCACACCAGGCTGCCGCCCGAGACTGCGCAGATCGATGCCGCGCTGGTCGCGCAGATAGAATTCGACCGGAGTGTTGGCGATGCGTTCCTGACCGCCCAGAAAGATCGCCTGCGCGGCTTTCATGCGCCTGGTCTTTTTGTCCCTCGCGGATGCTTCGGCCTGTTTGCGCCGTTCAGCAGATGCTTGTGCTGCCTCTTTGCGCCGACGGATGTCTTCGGGGCTGTCGGATTGCAATCCGAGAAAACCGCGCGCCTCGCGCAAAGCCCCCTGCATGTCGCAGCCCAGCGAAAGCGCGATCAGATCGAGGATGTCACCATAGCCCTGCCCTGGCACGCTGCCGACGGCGTAATCGTTCCAGCGCCCCGCGTCCGGCCCCGACACGGTTACGCAGAAGCTGCCGACAGACCGATCGGCACGGCCGGGGTTCAGCGTGAAATACTTGCCGAACGTCGTATGCGACCCGTTGGCGGGCGGGGCATATTGCGCCAGCACGCTGTCGAGCTGGTCAACCAGCATGCCCTTGATTTCGTCAAGGGAGTATGTCGGACGGGGGGACATGAGGGCTGCAGCCGATCAGGTCGACGTATGGCCGTCGTGGTGAGCCAGTCGACCCGCCAACAGCTGCACGATGTCGTCGTTGCTTTGGATCGGCTCGCCAACCCATGCCTTGATCTGCTTCCAGCGCACATGGACGTCTTCCCGCCCCAGCTTCAGGACAGCTGCTGCGCCACCTTCGCCGGTACCTTTTGCCATGAGCTTCGCCAACTTCAGATCAAGCTTGGGCGTCCAGCTGCCGACCGCTTCCAGCTCGGCCGTTGGTGCAGGCGCGGGCACCGCTTTTGGCTTCGGAGTTTTTGTTTTCTCGGCAGCCGCCTGCCTTGCCTGTCTCACCTCATGGATCTGCGCACGCGAATTACTGAGCTTGTTCTTGATGCTTTTTTCAGCGCGCCCCAGTGCCTGGGCAATATCAGAAAGTGATGCGCCGCGCAGATGCATATCGATCAGCGTGGCAAACTCTTCATCCGAAAACGGCCCGGTCACCAGATCATAGGCTTGGGGTTCACGGGGTGTTGCTGACGGGGACATCTCTGCCCCCGCCGTACCGCCACCATCACCTACCGCCCCCTGCGGGGTTACGCTCTCTGGCGTTCCTCTGACATCATCAGATTTTTCGGATATGGTTGACGGATCTGGTTGCGTCGGCGCATCGGGCAAGTCCGACGCTGGTGCATTGGTTTCTTCGGGTTCTGGCTGTTCAGGGTGCGGATCTTCCGTTGTGTCGCCTCGGGCCACGATCAAAGCGGGCACAATATCACCGTGCAAATGTTCCGGTAGACAAAGCGCCAGATGAATGGCGCCGCATTGACCAGCATCGGTCGCAACATCGACACGCAGATTTTTCAGGCCCTGCAAAAACACCTCAAAGACGTAGTGCAGCGCGTAGATATCACTGCGGCGCTCATCAAGTTGCTTCATCTTGCCATCCAGAATTTCAAGAATGTCCATCGCCTGCACCTCGTTCCTGTTGAAAAACTTCGTTGGATCGCCCTGCCCGCCACCGCGCGAATTTTGCGATCGCCTCGGACGCGTCGAGATGTGCCCAGCCTGCGCCAGTCTCGCCCTTCTGGATCGCCTGGATCAAACCATGCGCCGGGCCGATCATCGGGCGTATGATGGGATGATCCTCGCTGACGAAGGGCAGCACATCGCCCAGGACGCCGACGAACATTTCCTGATCAGCCCTCGCCGGCATCCGCTCGGCCACAAACCACGACAGGGTGAAGGCCAGCGTTTGATCTGCGGCGGTCAGCTTGGCTTCGATTTCATTAGCCATGGATATCCACCCTGTGCGCGTCGGGCGCATCCGGCAGGCAGTCGCGGCGCAGTGCCGCCAAAAGATTTGCCCCAAGATCGTACAGGCGCACCCGATCGAAGCGGACAGTTGGAAAGTCCTGGTGAAATGTGAGGATCGCCTGACGAAGGCCGCTGTCTTCAGGCAGGTGACGTCTCGCCCGGGCCTGCAGGTTCTTCACATCGGCAAGGGTCAGCCGGTTGGTCATGGCCAAGCCGCTGACCGCAAAGGTGCTGAGACGCAGGGCATGGATCGGGTTAACGTTCATGACACCCCCCGAAAAAGAAGGCGCATGTGCACACGGCTATTCCCGCAAACGTGCACATGCGCCAGACCGGACCGCGCCTGTTTGTCCGTGACCCCTAGCAGAAGGTCAGAACGGCTTGCGATCCGGGGGACCCGGGTCTGGGATGAGGACGACCGGATCATTCCGCAGCCAACGTGGGCGTTTTCATGTTGTCCAGCAGCGCATCAATCTCGGCGCGCGTTGCGCCCCAGATCAGATGCGCCGGGGTCAACGGGATCCCGTGACGTTTGGCATATTTGAGAAGGGTGCGGTTGACATCAGCAGGCATGTCACCGGAACGCCGCCCTTGGGCGGGACGCCTCCATGCATAAGCGCCTTTGGGCTTGCGACCCGTAATCTGTTCGATCACGGGCAGCTTGCCGATCATGCGTTCGCATACTTCTAGTGGTGTTAGGTGGTCACTCATAACGCAACATCTAGCCGCCCAAACTAAGTGTTGGCAATACTAAAAAAGTAAAATTCACCCGTTTATTGGTAAGGCGTAGTGACTACTTGTCACCAGATGGATGACAAGTGGTTCAAAAGGCAGCAGAAACGCGCGGGCGTTACAGCTGAAGATATTGCAGAGGAACTGGGGCGCGATCGCTCGGTTGTCTCAAGGATCTACGTCGGCCGTCAAAGGATGACACTTGATCAAGCCCGCGTGTTTGCAAAAGTCTTAGAAATGCCGCTGGAAATCATCCTAGAAAGGGCTGGTATCGCCGATCCCGAAGTTAGCCGTCAGGTTAGCCCTGGCTTCGCTGACAATGATGTAGTGCCGTTTAAGCACGCAGAATATGTGGGCGAGAACGTTCGAAGCGTTGCGACAGTGTTCGGCGCAGATCGCCCCGGTGTGGATGTCTGGCAAGTGAAGAGTGACAGCTTGGTGCTGAACGGATATTTGCCTGGCGATTATATTGTCGTAGACACCCATGCCGCCAGCAGATGCGGTGCTGGCGATATCGTAATAGCCCAGCAATACAACGGCAAAACGGGCCAAGCCACTACTATCCTGAGACGATACGAGCCGCCCGTCTTGATCGCGGCAAATACCAATCCTGAAGATCAGCGCGTGCTGTTCCACGACGGAACCAACGTTCTTATAATGGGCCGCGTATCAGCAAGTTGGCGCAACTGATGGAGCGGTTCACCCCTGAACAGGAAAAAGCCTATAGCCGCGGCTTTGACACTGGTGACACTATTGGAAAGATGCTGGCGATATTCGGGCCCGGGGCGGCTGCGCTTTATGTCGGAACATTTCACAGATATTCGATCGACATCGAAATCGCCGCGATGGCGTGCGTCTTTGCCCAATTAACCCTTCTTCTCTGGCTGCCAAACCAGGTAGCAGACCGTTTGGGCAGGTGGTACGCATCCAGAGTGAAGTAAAGTCAGATCACTAATTTTGTGATTATTACTTATTTAGTGTTGACAGTGATAGGTTATCACCCATAACTCTAGTGTGAAGCAAATCACATTGGAGCACTCGACATGGCACAAGCCGCAACTGTACTGACAATCCCCCTCGCAACCGGTGGACCGATCACCGACAACGTCCTGGAACGCGTGTGCTGCGCCGGTATGGCTGCACAGCACAACGACGATCTGACCGATGCCGACGCCGCGCTGATCCTGCTGGTTCTGCCCCAGTTGGCCAGGGAACTGCTGCACCGCCGTCGCGCCATGGGCGTCATCGCCGACATGACCGACCTGGACAACGTCACCTTCCTCGATGCGGCGCGCGACAATGGCTGATCAGCTGACCCTGCGCGCCATGGATATCCAGACGCTGGATGCGAACGAACGCCGCGGCTTTCTGTACGCCTGCGAAATGATGTCCACCTGGGCGCGCCAGATCGAGGAAAAGGCCCCCGCCCTGCGCGGTGCCGACATCGACATCCCCTTAAGCCTGCAGATGGAAAACTCTGCCCGCTTTACGGTCGGCTTGGCCACTGCCTTGAGCCGTCAGGCCACAAGATAGGTTTGCTGCCGGGGGTCGCCTGCGGGTCTGCTCGACCGTCCCCGTCACTCCACCACCCGACAGGCAGGCGACACTGTCGGGCAAACATACAGGCAACGACATGAGCTTATTTACAACAGCATTCGTTTTGGCCGGGATCTGCGCGATCGCAGCCATCGGCGTGAGCATTATAATGACGTGGGTCGCGGCAGTGCGCTTGCAAAAGCTAACGGCAGATCCCGAGACCCAGGACGATTTCACCGTCTCCATCGCCCGCTGGGGCAAGGTTCAGGAAAGGATCGACCAGTGAGCAAAGCGTCCCGCGACAGCAGGCTCGCGATCAAGGCGGCGAAGGTCATCCTCGCTGGGCGCGACCCAGTGAAGGATCGAGCGCAGGTTCTGATTACGCTCGACCACACCATCGCCACCTTGCTGCTGGTTGCCATGGACCGCGACCCAAAGAAGGCAGTGCAGATGTTCAACGAAGGCACGGTCCCACACGTTGAGGAACGGATCATGCTTTTCGCTTCCAAGTCCGCCTGACCCCTCCCATTTGAAAGGACAGACCAGTGAGCTTTATCACCGCCGATGCCGTGGCCGAACTGACCGGCTTCACAAACGCAACCGCGTTTCTGGCTGCCAGATCCCGCCTGGAACGCGACAATGATTTCCCCGTGCCGATGCCAACCTGCCTGCGGCCGCTCAAGTGGCGCAAGGATGCCGTGGCCGCATGGGTGGATCTGCAGGGCCGCGCTGACACCAAGACGCCGGTGCCGAAAGGATCCAACGTGGTCATGCTGGAAATGGCGCGCAGCGTATGACCGTCCGCCCCCCCATTTCCGACAAGATCATCGGCCTGCGGCAACGCCGTCGGGCCAATGGATCGTGGCGGGTATGGTGGGAACCCAATCACTCCGCGCGGGCTTTGGGCTTCGAGCCGATCGAGCTGAACGCCGATCGCGCCACCTGGTCCGTGCGTGAGGCCAAGCGCCTCAACGATGATGTCGATCGCAAGCGTCGCGGTGACACGGCACCACCGCGCAGTGCAGGCGGCCGGACAGTCTCTGCCTTGATCCACGATTACCGCAAGTCGGTCGCCTTCACCGAAGCGACAGACAGCACCAGGCGCAGCTACGACATCAATCTGAACGCGATCGACAAGAAATGGGGCGAGCACAATGTGGTCGAATTCACCAAGCCGATCATGCGTACATGGTACGAAAGCCTGTACAAAGGATCCGGCCCGGCACAGGCGCAGGCGCTGATCCGCATGTTCTCGATCCTTATGAGCCACGCGGAGGTGCGCGGGTGGCGCCATGAAAACGCCAACCCCTGCTTCAAGCTCAAGATGAAATCCGTCCGCAAGCGGCACCGGTCGGCCACGTGGGCCGAATATGATGCGCTGATGGATGCCGCCAAGAAACTTGGCTTCAACGCCATGGCCTGCGCGATCGCACTGGCCACCCTCCAGGCGCAACGGCAGACAGATCTGATCGCCGCGACGATCGACAGTTTCCGCACTGTGCAAATGCCAGGCGAAGACCGCCCCGTGCTGGTCTGGGAGTTGATCCGGTCAAAGCGCGACAACTACGGCGTGATGCCGATCCATTCCGAAGCGCAGCCTTACCTCAAGATGCTGCTGGCCGACGCGGGCGAGGATCAAACCCGCCTGCTGATCGATGAAGCAACCGGCGCGCCCTACTCCGGCGATCTGTTCCGCAAACGTTGGGCTGCAATCCGCACGGAGGCCGCCAAATCAGCGCCTGGCATCCAGACCCTGCAATTTCGGGATCTGCGCCGCACGTTCGGTGTCTGGGCCCGTGCTGGCGGCGGATCCCGCGAAGATGTCGGCGACGTCCTGGGCAACTCGGCCGCGATGGATCCCCAGCTCGGCGAAACCTACATGCCACCATCCTATCACACGGCCGCGCGCGCGGTGGCATCGATCCAGCGGCCGACAGAGCAAAAGAGGAAAAAGGCATGAGCGACACATTCATGAGCCAGTCGTCCGGCACCTACATCGGCTATGACACTGACGGCACGCCCGTCGCGGTCGCCACCTATGGTGCCCGCGCGGAAACGCGTTTGAGCGCGGAGCAATTCACCTCACGCGACGGCCTGACCTCCCGGCATTTCGAGCAAGGCGATCCCCAGCTGACGCCCGAACTGGAACGCTGGGCCAACCAGATGCCGATAGACGCACGGTAGCGCTCGATGACGCCTGAAATGATCCAGCAACTGCGCGAACAGATCGCTGCTGAAATCGCTGAAAAGTTTGGAAACCTCGCCCCTTACACATTGGTGCAGACCTTCGTGCGCACGGGGCCACAGAAAGGATAGATCGAATGGCTAAACTCGCTGACATTAACATTTATACGCGCAAGGGCGGAGCTGAATTTAGCCATCGGTTCCCATGTTATGTAGGTTCCGACGGTATTTTTTCTGTGCTTATTGAAGGATACGTTGCGGAGTTGCGGGCCTTCGCTCGCGTTCGGAGAGGGATCGAAATTGACCAGGATCGCCAGAAGCGCTGGCGCATTACCTCTGACAACCTCGGGACACTCCAAGGCGCGCTCTCAGCGTTCGCAGACGAAATGCTAGAAGGCGATCAGGAGACGCGCCTGCTGATATACTATGATCCGCGCGTAAGAGGATCCATCACACGCAGCCCTAACAATGAACTTTCGCCACACAACTGGGACGATATCAGCAACCGGGTCATGCTGGATGGCGGTCGGTTTCAAAGTAGCCACATCTCAAT